TTCCAATCAAGAAACTCAGCACCCTGCTCCACATCAGCAAAGCAATGGACAAAGCCAGTGGGGTCAGATGCATGAGGGTCAATGACTTGAAGAATTGCCTGACCAAAGTTCTGCTGTTCAAAACCTTTGGTAAGCGCAAAGTCGTCACGGAATTTGTAACCTCGCGCACGGGCAAGCCATGTAGTCATCTCTTGCTCCACGAGTTCGATGTGTCCCAAAGCCCAGTTGTGCCGATGTCCACTTATATACAGATGTGCGTTACTCTTAAACCGAGCCATCTTGTTCTGGGCATGCAACGGGTTCCATTGGGAATGGCCCGGCATATCATGCGCAGCGTGAATACGACAGACCCTGCCATTAGGGAAGCGTATCTCAACACGAGCCTCCCAATCCTCATTGATAGAGTGCGCACCCGTCATCCATTTAAGGGGATCACCCGCGCCGCTCCACATATCATGGTTGCCGCCAATGAGAATAAGCGGATTAATATTGTCAATTAACCACTCAACAAGACGCCATGCTGTTTTGTGACTGGTGTCTTGATGATCATAAAGACGCGCTAATCTACCAATCCAGTTGTTCTGGTGATCACCAAGCGAACAACCATATATACCTTCGTTACTTTGAATGATGTCTATGTGTTTGCGAAGGTTAGGCCAATCACAATAATTGTCGTCAATGTGAGGATCGCCAAGCCATAGAAGGCCGATTGGCATAGAGTTACGCATGTCGATTGGAATCCATTTACGCGCATCCTTGGCCTCCTTACGTTTATTAAATCTATTGGTGAGCTGTGATACAATCTCCTCAACAGGGAGGTCATCAGTGGGCAGCGCAGGAATACTAAATGTTTCCTGTTTCTTTTCAGCACGGATGATCTGCAAACGCTGCTTAAAAGTAGTGCGCGGTATATTTAAAGCATCAGCTGCTTTGTTTAAGCTTCCGTATTCTTTGACAGCATCAAGAAGTTCCTGATCTTTGTATTGGTTTTTAATCATATCTTCCTCTTAAAATGGGATAGCTTGTAAAGACATACGTTCACAAAGACGCTCTGCTCGCCCCTTTACCTGTCGATACCATTTAGAATCACGCATAGCTAAGGATGCACCTTCCCAGTCTTCTTCATCGACACATGCCTTCATGTCTCTGAATTTACTAAGAGTTGGCAAGCCAAGATTGAACATCATGTTTGCAATTATTAATTGAACTTCTTCAGGCAGGTGATTGAAGTCAGGGTAAAGCTTCAGGCAATCCTCAAGCACCATATCAATGTCAGCTTCAAATGCTTCCATCACACGCTCTGCTGAGACAGGCGTACCCACTTCCTTGCCATACTCAGGATCAGTACGACGTATCAGATGACCAATACCAAAGGTTGGATGGCCTTCACTGCACAAATAAATTTCATACACGCAACCTTCATCACGCTCTAGTTCGTCACGCAGTTTCATTACGTTCATAGAAATTACTGTCATTTCTTAAACATTTTTGTAAGCTGTTGGACACCAAAACTGGCGGCAAACACCACGCCAACTGCTGTCTTGTAGAAATCTGGCATTGATTCAAGCGCAGCAAAGCCGCGCTGCACCACATCTTCATATCCAGTAAAAGCAAGTATCAAAGGGATGCTTACTAGTATCGTAAGCCACTCATCTTTCCAGCTTGACGCAGAATTTTGCGCCATTGTCTGGTTCCATTCCATTTCACCAGCCGCCACTTTCTTGGCAACCTCAGTCTTTGCTTTTTGTGTAGCAACTTTCCCTTCCATCCATGAACCAGCAAGAGTTGTTACCGCATTTACAATTGGCAAGATCATATCAAAGCACCGTTCTTTAATTGGAAACAACGCCAACGCACCGCCTTCATATCAAACGTAATACGATTGATATCGTTAGCCATTTGCATGGCTCGCTCTTCGCAAGCTTCTCTTGTTTTTAAAGGGTGTCGTGCGTTGTGGAACTCAACGCATTGAGTTGGATCTGCAATAGAACAGGCAATGACTATTGCTTGAAACACTTTTTAATCAGCCGCTGTACCGTATCCATTTCGTAGATACGAAGTGCAGTCCATATAATTGTGAATAATGCAGCAAGTGGTGGCAATAAATCTGTCATCGCACCCACCGTCGCGAACACTGCTGCACCATCTAATATATCCTTGTTGTCCATGAGCAAACCTTAATGCATTAATGCAGGATCAGAAACGCACAAAACTCCACTAGCCTTTGCGACGCTCACCATTACAAATAAGAACAGAACAACAGCAACTACGCAGATACCAAAGACAGCAAGAACGCCTTTGATTACATTCGCCATCTCTTCCTGCTCTCGCTTGCGTTTGAGCTTCGCAGCCATAGCTGCCTCTTTTGCTTCCTGTATTCTTCTTGAGCGCTCTTGAATAATCCCCGCCCATGTTCCGTGACCGAAACGCATGTCAACCATTGTTGCAACTTCTTGTAATTTTTCAGCTGCAAGTTTTGCATCTATTATTTCTTTAGCAACAGTGTCCACACCAAATTGACTAGCGATACTACCGCCAGCCTTTTTATTTCTTGCTTGCTGAACGTCTTTCTCACCACGAAACAGATCATCGATCTGCTGTGCTATGCCGCTGATGTCATTGACAGTTGAGATATTAGACTTAATAAACTCAACCGACTTTTGAACAAGAGCAATACCAGTGAGAACTTCAGCCACTACCATTATTTAATTACTTACGTCATCCCAGCTTTGGGTTGCCTCATTCCACACATGCGGATTGCCATTAGCAGGGTAAGCAACAGGCGGCTCATATTTGTATGTTGTTGTGTTTAGTGTCCACGACGCATAATCACAAGGCATGATAAAAGCATCTGCCGTTGCGTCATATTCTCCACCGACGCCCACATAATTGTAACGCTTTGCAGCCTCACCATTAGCGTCTTTAAAGGCTTCAATCCAAGTGCCGGGTGTAGTGTCAATAAATGTGTTGAAGAAATCTGCATCAGCAACAATGCTTTCAGTAACAATTCCGTTAACAACTTTATTATAAATAGCCATACCTACCTCACGCAGTGTAACTGCCAGATGCAGTAAATTTCATAATTGTGTTTGAGCCACTTGTTGTAACAGTCGGTGAGCCTGTTGTTGTTCCGGTGTAATTGAGCGTCGGAACACTAATGATAACAACACCATTACCGCCATCACCGCCAAGACGGTCTTGACCACCGCCGCCACCGCCGCCGCCAGTTCCATCAGTAGCATCTCCGCCAACAGCGAAACCACCGCCACCATTGGCACCACCACCATTTCCGGTGCCGCCTGATGAACTAAATGCTCCACCGCCGCCGCCACCTGCGTAGGTTACGGATGAACCAGTGATTGAGTTTGCTGTTCCGGCACCACCATGTGCAGAACCAACGCCAGTTGCTCCAGCACCGCCAGAACCGCCTCCGCCACCTCCAGATGCGCTTGCACCTGAACCTGCTGCATTTCCACCTGCGTTGCCCTGACCTGATGTACCAGCAGAACCAGCGGTTCCTGCGTTACCACCACCACCACCACCTGAACCACCAGATGAGGAAAGAAAAGTGCTGTTGTAACCACCTCGACCACCACCAACTGATGTGGTTTCGCCAGTTAATGATGAATTGCCACCCGCTGTGCCATAACCCGATGTGCCTGTACCTGTAGAACCTGCGCCACCTGCACCTACTGTGACCGTGTAAACTGAATTGCGAGTTAATGTTTTAGAACTGTTGGCAATGTAACCACCGGCACCGCCACCGCCGCCGCCACCATTGTGACCAGAACCGCCGCCTCCGCCACCAGCGACTACCAAAACATCGGCGTCATATGTTGGTGAAATAAGTTGTGCTTCAGAGGCAACATCAGCAATAAATCTAATCCAGCCTTGTGCTGAGTCGCTATATATAAAGACAGCACCTAAACTGTCAGTTGCTAAAACTAAATCAAATGTTGATGGGTTGCCCTCAATCTTACTGCCATTAGGCTCAACAGTTATATTGTTTGTGGCAGCATTTCCTTTGTAATCAGAAATAGCAACACGATCACCGCCTGATGGTGACGCTGGTAATGTAACGGTAATTGCAGAACTTGATGTATCTACAAAATAGCCCTTGCCTGCGGCAGCAGTAAAGCTGGCTGTTTGTGGTGATGATGACCAGTCCATACCACCAGCACCAAAACTAAGTTGACCAGCACCATCTGTCTTGAGCAATTGACCAGCACTACCGTCAGACGTAGGCCAGTTAAGGCCATCAAGCACGATAGAACCCGTGCCATCTGGGGCAATGTCAATGTCACCGTTTGAGACCGAAACAATAGAGTTGCCATTTACATCTAAATCACCGCCAAGTTGCGGGGTAGTATCCGCCACAAGATCTGTTGACACTGTGTCAAATGCTAACTGACCAGCACCATCTGTTTTCAAAAACTGACCAGTGGTGCCATCTGCCTGTGGGTATGACAACCCATCGAGAACAACAGAACCAGTGCCGTTAGGTGTGATGTTAATGTCTTGGTTTGATGTACTAACAATCGAATTGGTTTGAACGTCCAAATCGCCACCAAGTTGAGGCGATGTATCCTCAACTAAGTTGCCAAGCCCTGTAACATTTACAGCTTGCCAAGCACTTCCATCATAAAACTTGTATTCATTTGATGTGGTGTTGAAAAACAAATCACCTTCATCAAGAGATGTTGTTGGGTCTGTGGCTCCAACTCTATAACGCTCACCAAAGCTATTTACCCCTGATATATTTGCAGCGACGGTGGTTACGTTTGCATCATTAGAAGCTACCGTAGATACGTCAGCAGAAATACCAGCGACAGTAGATATGTCAGCCGCATCACCAGCTACAGTAGTAACATCACCTGAAATACCGGCAACAGTAGTTACGTTTGCGCTAATACCAGCAACAGTAGTTGTGTTGGCTGAAATCCCGGCTACAGTGGTAACATCAGGAGCTACGCCAGCCACAGTAGTAACATTACCAGAAACACCAGCTACTGTAGTTACGTCACTCTCAATTCCAGCAACGGTAGTAATATCAGCAGTAACATCTCCCAAAGCATCTATCTCTGCATTAAGATCAGCAAGAGCATCCATGTCCGTAACAATGGCAGATGTTGCCAAAGTATTCATATCAGCGATAGCATCAACAGTGCCGAGCAATCCTATCTCTGTGGTCTTTGCTGCTAGTGCCTGAATGTCAGTAGAGTCACCAGCAACTGTAGTGACATTTGCGCTAATGCCAGCGACTGTCGTTACATCGCTATCAATACCAGCAACTGTATTAACATCGGCAATTGACCCAGCTACAGTTCCAATATCTGCTTCATCACCCGCTACAGCAGTAACATCTGCACTAATTCCAGATACTGTAGAAACATTACCGCTTATCCCGGCAACGGTGGTTACATTTCCTGAAATACCAGCTACTGTTTGGATAGCATCAGTAGCATCAGTCCCATCTTCAATATCAGCAAGAGTCTCAATATCAGCAGCAATGCCAGCTACTGTGGTTGTGCCTGAGATAGAGGCACCAGCTTCAACAGCACCAGTTGTGGCGTTAAAAGCAAGTAACTTACCTTTTCTAGTATTTACATCAGGCAAAGTAAGAGATGCATCAGAATCATAATCAGTAAGCTGCAATGAACGGTCTTGGCTATCTTTCAAGTCAGCTTGAATAGCCACAAGCTTATCAAGCTCTGTGTTCAAAGCGGCAATAGCAAACGGGCCTGATGTTTGGAAATCAGTTGTCCGTTCTAAATTTATTGAGCGCGTTATAACAACCGTGCTACCGCTAGCCCCACCAGTAATTTCAGAACCTGCGTTCATCACGATAGAGCCAGTAGATCCATCGCCACCAGTTGTTGTGTAATCAGTCGATAAAGTTTTTAAAGTGCCATCAACATACAGATTCAAATCTGCATCAGTGAAAAATTCAAACGGCACAGTAAACGTACCCTGCGTCGCACCAGACGCAACGGTGTATGAAATTCTCGGGTCATTATCTGATAGGTTAATTGTCATAATAGCCTCATATCATGCATTAATGCATTGCTCCACGCACATTAATCGTCACTAAAGAAGTCTGCTGCCATCGCCATTATTGGAAGTATTGGCAGATTGTATTTAAACTCTCTTGCAGCTTCTGTTGTGTCGCCGTTTATGTAATCCATAGCGCCTTTTAGATTGCTAAATATCATTCCGGGGCCAGCGCCTAACGGCTCTGTAATGGCATCGAAGAATGTCGGATTATACTTTGGCTTTAGCAGTGAATCGTCTGCGCTCAACATGCCTGTGCCTATGGCTGCATGTGTTGCTGTGTAGGCTAGGTCTGCATATACAGCAAAGATGCCTGACTGATCTACTACCCGCTGGAACACTTCTGCATCTGAACGTGCATCGAACCACCAGCTGTCTTTCTTTAACTGCAATGAAACATAGCCAAGGCCAAGCAGCGCGACTGCACCTGATACACGGTGCCTGCGCATTGGGTCTGCCATGCCTGCAGTGATGCGTGATGTTGCACCAAGCATAAAGTTATAAAACTGAAATGGGAACGTCATCGCCTGTGATTCAATGCGCACAAGCTTAATGCTAGAGCTTGAAGCACGTTGATCAATGTCAGCTTCACTGAACCCTATCTTCTTCATCCATGGACGATACCGTGCGTAAACTACACCATCCATGACGCGCGGCTTATCAAATGATGTGGCATGCAAGATGGTGTTGCCGATGCCAGCATTCATGGCTGTGTTCCATTTAAGAACAAGCTCACGCTCTGCTTTGGTTTTGTTAGGCCACTTGTCTATATTGGGATGAAGAATGTTGTCACCCTTTTCATATGGCAGCTTTGCCATAATCCTGGCGTCACTCTCAGATATACCCATGCGCAGCAGGTAACGTGCATCAGCTTCTTGGATAGTGCCGTTAGCCATATTGACTACATGCTCCATCAAATCACTGGCACGATATGAACCATCAATAGTTTTAAAGAAATGCGTTACAGTGCCAAGGCCGTTACCGATAATCGGTATGTTGTAGTAAGCTCTGGTTATAGGATTAAGAACACGCTCAACAGCAGTAGGCTCAAGCCCCTCAATGTTGTCGGCAATCAGACGCTGCTGCGCACCACCAAGCGCAAGCTCAGTCCTCTCGCCAGTAGCAGGAATAAGCTTTGCATTCTTGCGCAGCATGTTGCGGTCAACTTCAGAGCGCAGCCCCTGATATATCTTATTAAACCCGCGCTCCATAACAATCATGCCAGCATCAGTGACAGATGCATAAGCAGCGGTATCAAGGTAAGCAATACCAGTAGTTTCTTTAATTACTCTTGCGGTCTGCGCATCCCAACGTGATGGGTCTTTTAAATGCTCGCCCATGACACGCTCATACTCAAACGCCATGTCAGCGCGAAGCGCAACGATCTTCTTTTCATCCAACCCCTTCTCACGCATACGCACTTCAGCGTCATCAAGGATGTCATCAATCGTTTGATTGCCATACTGCCGCGCCCATTCAATGCGCTTACCAACACGCGCAGAATAAGAACGAGCAATACGGCTATCTTTAATTATAAAGTCAGAAATCAAATACTCAGGTATGTTGATCTGTCTGTGACGCAGGTGTTTACCTTTTGGGACAGCATTCATCTCACCAATAAGAACAGGATCACCCTCTTCCATAATAGAAGCAACAGCATTCTCAGCTGTAATGCGTGGGTCAGCACGTTCCTTTGGGTCAATCATTACAAACTTGCCAGCCTTATCATCCCACACTGACATGATAGGGTTGTTTCTAATCCACTCTTCAAACACACGGACAAGACGCTCACGCAGCGCAGGATCGCTACTCAGCTTTGCCTTGTCATAGTAGATTGGCATTGTGTAGTTTTCAGTGATTGAGTTTTTAATCAAGTCATCATAGAAAGCTTCTTGATCACGCAGCCGATCAAGGCGTAGCTCTTGCCCCTTGGTTAAGCCACGGTCTTTCTGCATGTTCTCAAAGTATTCAATGTCAACCCGCGCTCTTGTTCTCTTGGTTTGCAAGGCTTCAGTCGTGGCAAGCAAGTTGTGATGCTGCAAATCTAATTTGTAATCATCAAAAAACGCATCCACATCGCGCATTGCTGCACGGAAGTCTTTGCTAAAGGTAGAGTCATACTTATTAAACTGACCTGCTTGCTGCAAAAGACGCGCTTCGTTGACAGCTTCATACCATTCGTCAAATGTCTTGGCGTTAGTCCATTTAGCCACGATGTTATCTGTATTGTAGCCAAACAAGC